AAAAACACGAACCCTGAAACGGGTCTGGCGGCGATTTATAAAGGCAGTGTCTATTATCTGATACAGAAACAGATAAGGAGGGAAGGGGGCTGAGAAGTTTCACATGATTAGGATATTGTTGTGATAGTAGAAATATGTTATCATAGTGAGAACGGTGTAGTGAAAGATAGAGTGTTAGTGGGAGGCGAGATGAGCAACGGTGAGGGCATACTGATAGGTGGGTTGGTGGTAATGGTAGTGTTGTTGATAGTGGTAGATTTAGTAGAGATGTGGCAGAGAAGGAACAGATAAGAGGGGAGATAAGAGGGAATAGATAAGAGGGAATAGATAAGAGGGAATAGATGAGAGATGCGATAAGGGGAATAGTCATAATAGTATGGGCTAGTGTGTGGGTAATTATGGTATGGGTATACATGCAGATAAGCATGAGGAGGCGATAATGGCTGGAGCGTTGAAAGTTGTATACATAAGTGGTGCTTACGAGGATAAGAGAGGGGAGTGGTATGTGGAGAAGAATATAAGGGCGGCCGAGTTAGCGGCGTCGCAGGTATGGAGGTTGGGGGGGGTTGCGTTATGTCCGCACAAGAACACGAGGTGGTTTAGTGGGTTGATGGACGACAAGGTATGGTTGGATGGTAATTTAGAGTTATTGAAGAGGTGTGACGGGGTATACGCTATTTACGGATGGCAGGAAGATGAGAAAGCTGTTGCAGAGGTAAATCTAGCGATAGCGTTAGGGATACCAGTGTTATACGAGTTATTAGATGTGTCGTTGTTTTTAGCGGGTACGCAATTCAGCCATGTTAGTTGTCTTGACAAGGGTTAGGGAATGGAAAGATAATGTTTATCAAGAGACTTTTCTGTAAGTTGGCGGGGCATGACTATGTGTACACACGGCCGAAGGTGTTAGGCAAAGACACGTGGGGCGTGAGAGCATTTTGTAGACGATGCCAGAATGATTTTCGCAGGCTGGAGATTAGGTACGACACTGAGAATACTAAAATGCCACTTTATAACTTTTTGGAATTATATCAACAACAGAGTAAAAAAGCTAAATAAAGGAGTAATAATGTCAAATAATCAGGTATTTCTAAAAGAATCGGATGTTATTCAGGATAATACTGAAAAACTGGTCATGCGCTATGTCCCATTGAGTAAGGCGCTATTATGGGATGGAAACTTCAAGAAACATGACATTGGAAGTATGATTGAGTCAATCAGGATACATGGTTTTCGGGATGCGCCTATCTACGACGATACCGCTGGTTGTATCATAGCTGGAAATGGGCGTACAATCGCTTTGCAGAAGATGAAGGATGCTCATGCTAATCTCCCTAGAGGGATTTTAGAGAAAGACGGAGAATGGTACTTGCCTATTCAGTTTGGGGTGAACGCCAACTCGCAAGAAGAAGCCTACGCGTTTGGCATTGACCATAACAACCTTACCATGCTTGGTGGCGACATAGGTATTGAAGATATGAAACGTATTTGGGACGAAGAGGAATTCGCCGAGATGGCCGCCATGCTCACCAACGCAGGTGTCCATTTTGCGTCTATTGACGGTGATGACATTGATTACCTCATCAGTTCAGTGGATGATATGTCTGACGAAGGAGATAGCGAAAGCTCCGATAATGAAGATTATAGCTCATGGCAAATTATCATCGAGTGCGATAACGCCACTGACCTTGATAATATCACAGCCGTCATGCGTTCCCATAACCTGAAATATAAGGTCGTCAAGAAGGGGAATGACAATGACCTTGAGGAAGATGAGGAATAATTTATGCCAAAAGGTAATCGGGCGCGCGGTAACCCTATCGTCAAGGCAAGCGCCAGAAATATCACACAAAAGCGTTCCGAACAGGAACATCTGCGCGATTTAGATAGAACTGCGCATTTATACCTGAGAGGTTACTCACATCAACAAATTGCCGATATTGTCTCTGGAGAACGTCAGTATACTATCTCCAGACAACAAATATCTAAAGACATTGCTAAAATACGCCAAATGTGGATTGATAGCGCATCCCTCGCCTACGAGGAGGCTATCGGTAGAGAACTGGCCAAGATAGATGAACTTGAACGCGCCGCCTGGGACGCCTTTGAACGCTCTATGGGTGATAAGAAAATAGAGTTGAAAGAAGTCGTCAAGAATAAGGGCGGCGGTATGCCAGACGCAGAGAAAATGCGCGCCTTGACAAAAACAAGCTCGGAGAAAGGCGCTACTGAATATTTGAAAATAATCCAATGGTGTATAGATAAACGCGTTGAACTATTGGGTATCCAAACGTCATCTTCCGCCAGCCTTACTATAAACTGGCAGGAAGAGGCACGTAAAGAAGGCGTAAATGACCCCACAGAATTATTCGAGCAAGTCGTCAAGGGCTTCCTCACGAAAATGGACAACGGTGATGGCACACGAAGCCTTGATGGAGGCACAGAGGCGCAAGTCATTGACGGGGAGTTCGAGAACATACGAGAGATACCAGGGTGACCCCGTAGGCTTCTGCTCTAAAGTGCTAGGCGTATCTGTAACTAATGACATGCGCCTGATTATGGAGTCTGTACGCGATAACCAAGTTACTATCGTAAAATCGAGCAACGGAATTGGGAAAAGCTATTCAGCCGCTTGCCTTTCAGTATGGTTTTATAAATGCCATGAAGATTCTCAGATTTATGTAACGTCTGCCCCGCCTTTGGAAAACTTGAAGAAAATCCTGTGGGGAGAAATAAATAAGAAAATCGTCAAACGCCCTTCCTTGTTTCAGGAAGATAAGATTACTCGCCTAAATATTACCCGCGAAGACGGCTCTTTTATTACTGGTGTCGCTATCCCTACCAGTGGTACTTCAGAACAACGTGAAGCCAAGTTTAGCGGAAAGCACTCAAAAAATCTGATGTTTATCGTAGACGAAGGTGATGCTGTCCCCTTTGAGATATATAGAGCTATCGAGTCGTCTATGTCTGGCGGTAACGCTAAATTGCTGGTGCTTTTCAACCCTCGTATGCAGGCTGGCCCTGTATACGAGATGGAAGAAAATCGTACCGCTAAAGTTATCGTTGTGCCAGCTTTCAACCACCCTAATGTTATTACTGGTAAGGAACTCATACCAGGTGCAGTAAACCGAGATACTACCATACGCCGTATAAACGAGTGGACACGCCCTATGTTCGAAGGAGAGAATAAGGATACTGATACTTTTGAACTTCCTGATTTCCTCGTCGGCAAAACTACAGAAGCCAGAGACGGTTCTTTCTATCCTCCCCTCGAAGCTGGATGGAGAAAAATAATCTCCCCTGAGTTCTCTTATATGGTTCTCGCCCGCTATCCTGCCGAGTCTGAAACTCAACTTATTAACGAGGCTTGGATTAACGCCGCTAGACAACGTTGGGATAACTATGTGCATGAGTTTGGCGAAAAAATCTTTAACCCTATATTGGGGATGGATATTGCTGAATACGGCAAGGATTATAACGTTATCATACCTAGACAGGAAAATTTTGTCGGAAGGTCAATTATTTGGTCTGGTATGGACGTTATCTCGTCTGGAGATAGGTCACTTGATGTGTATATGCAGATGAACGCCAGTAGACTGATTATAGACGCTAGCGGAGTTGGGGCTGGCGTCGCTCCATTCGTAAATCGAAAAGCAAAAGAGATGAAAAAGAATTACGCTATCATCGGGGTTAGAGTCGCCGAAAGACCGCAGTTCGGATACGTCAAGACTGAAATAGGTGAATTTTCTCAACTTAGAGACCAGTTGTGGTGGGCGGTGCGCGAATGGCTAAAAACTAAAGACGCCATGTTGCCTCCCGACGAGTTATTAGTCCAAGAACTAAAAGTGGTCACTTATGTAGTAAACAATGGTAAAATAAAGGTAATGGCTAAGGACATGATACGAGAGCTTTTAAGACGTAGTTCTGACCGTGCAGACGCCTTATGCCTTACATTCGCTCCACATAGAAGGGCTAAAGTCCTGTCTATCGAGAGTTCGGTAGGTAATATATAATAACATTTCTTGTTGGCAGACTTTGCCAACGTGGAGGGTAAAATGCCAGACAAGTCCCAATCAAAATACGATGGTGTAATTGAACAATCAGTAGACTTATCTGTTGCCACAAAGAAAGAGCCTAAAGATATTGTTACTAATCTTGGTTCTACGTTCTTTCTATATATGGCAAACCAGCAATCTATACTTCCTGCATGGTGGAGTTCTGGCAGGGACGTTGAACTGCGTAAGTTCTGGAAGAAGGTAGACCATCTCGCTGGAACAATATATACAATAGAATCAAAGTTGCAAGCAATACAATTCAGGATTTTACCAAGAGACCAGTCAAACAGACGCCATGTTCAACAGGCAGAGGAGTACACTAACCTTATTATGACCACAGCGCAATACGGGGCTGGCTGGAGTGTCTTTTACCAAAGGTTCATTGAGGACATTCTAACGTGCGATAACGGTGGTTTTGCTGAGGTTATTGGGGAAGGAGACCCTGCTGGCCCGATTGTTGGTAAACCCATAACGATAAGCCATTTAGATTCCTCTCGCTGTGTTCGGACTGGAAACAAAGAATATCCAGTTTTGTACACTGACGATAATGGCGATATATATAAAATGCACTACACCCGCGTTATGAATTATGCCTCCATGTCATCCCCAATAAAAGAGATGAATGGTGTTGGTTTATGTAGCATAAGCCGCGCCACAAACGTAGCACAGAATTTGCTTGACATTATGATTTACAAGATGGAGAAGTTAGGAAGTCGCCCTTCGCGTGGTATTATGGTTACTAAGGGAGGCCTTGACCCCGAAGATGTTAGAAACGCTTTCTCCATAGCCGAAAGAGAGATGAGTAATCAAACGTTATCTCGTTTCTCAAAGACTGTTGTAATGGGAGATGCTACCATACCTGACGGAGATATAAGCATGATTGACCTCGCTAAACTCCCTGATGGGTTTGATGAAGAAATGGCTACGTTTTTAGCGATTGGTGTTATTGCTATGGCTTTTGGAGTAGACGCAAGAGAGATATTCCCTGCCATGCACACTGGACAAACACGCGCAGAGGCAGTTATCCAAAACATGAAACAGCGTGGAAAAGGCCCAGGTCAAATACTGATTGAGACTGAACGTCTTTTCAATACATTATATTTACCCCCTCATCTGTATATGTCATTTGATAATCAAGATGACGCCGAAGATAGGCAGAGGGCAGAGACACGTAACATTCGTGCAATGCAACGCGAGAGAGACATAAACAGCAAGTCCACGGATATAAAGACCATTCGGGAAAGAATGGTTCTCGATAATGACATTACTCACGAGCAACGAACACGCATGGAACTTGAAGATGGCAGACTGGTAGATGGAACATCTGTTCTAAATCTGTTCTACTCAAATGACCCGACATTCTCTACTATCTTAGATGTTGGAGTTGATGACCCATTGGACGCAGAGAAAATAAATGTTGATAAACTTGAGAAAGTTCTCACTGAAAAGGCGAAAGAGTTGCGCGGAAACATTGCCAATTCTCCCGATGGAACACGCAAGAATAACTATATTATTTCCTTCTTCGCCCTGATGGCATTAGGTAGGCACTATAACGTAATAAGCATGTTCCCTGAATTATTTGAAGATTCTCCACCACCTTTGACAAACCCTAATTTTGTAGAAGAACCGATTATCGACTCTGGAAGTAGCCAGGGCGGTATTACTGGACTTCGCAACGAAAATCGTGGCTCTCGTCGGGAAGATACTTCTAACTTCACAGATGGAGAATCAAACCCAAATGTCTCCAATGATGATGGCAAAGATTGGTACGATAGCGAAACTAGTGTGTCAAAAGAGGAAATATGATTCTAAACGATAGAGAAATAATACAATTATGTGAAAAATCACATCTTGTAGACCCGTTTGACCCTGAGACAATCAACCCTGCAAGCATTGACTTACGGTGGAGCGGAAGAATAAAATATTCTGTAGCCAGGATAGATGAACTTCACGCAGATTGGGTTACTGCTGATACAGATAAGGTGCACTTGAGACCTTTTATAACGTATATGCTAGACACCATCGAGACAGTGACTATCCCAAATTACGTCGGTGCTATTTTGACACTCAAAAGTAGCATGGGGAGAAAAGGCGCAGTATTATCTCATGTTGGATGGTTTGACCCTGGGTTTACTGGTACGGCAACGTTCCAGTTACATATCCCTAGTGATTATGATATACTGATAAAAAAGGGACAGCCAATAGTGCAACTTATTTTTATGAAATTGGCTGATGTTCCACAAAACAGTTATTCTGTTACTGGTAGATATAATGGCCAATCTATACCGCAAGAGGCTAAATAAATATAATGTTTGAACAGTCAGTCCCATTTCCTATAATAGAGGCGTCTCTTGACTTTCCCAAAGAAAGTAGAGAGTTATTAGATTCTGGAATGAGAAATTCCTTATATGAGGCATTGAGAAACGTAGCGGAACGCGTATCTACACTCCTAAGGAGCACGACTGATAATTGGCAGGGTAGCGCGCCAGACTTTCCAAGACGTGGAGGTTTCAGGATAAGAACAACTGGAGGAAACGCTACTATTACAATAATACCTGTCGGAAATGATATGGGTATCAATAAATGGGTATGGCTAGACCGAGGTACGGACAAACGTTATGCCATGATGAGTAAGGACTGGGAGAGCAAAACGCAACCAGGCAATTTTCAATCTGGCCGTGGGGCAGGTAAGGTTATTTTTTATGGTAGAGAGGCATTTGAAAAACGTCGTATGCCGCCTAGGCCAGGAATAGAACCGAGAGAATGGTCTGAAATGGCAAGAGAAGAAATGGAGTTTCAGATGCCCGCGATTGTGGACGGGATGATTAGTAAAGCATTGAGAAAGGCAGGGTTTTAATGTCAATAGTAGATTTGAAACATAGCTGGCTAAATATTGCGCGGCGGTTGCAAGACGCTGGAAGTAAAGTGACGACTGGTTATTCAATATTTACCATCAGGATACTCGTTAACTCAAGAGGCGACGCTGTAACATGGAGCGCTCCTGTGGAAACTCGTATAGAACCAGGAAAAGCTGATTTTGAGGAAGTCCTTAGCCTAATTCTAGGTGAATTGGCGTCCGAAAAGTCAAGAACGCACCAAAAAGATTGACGAGTTGCCGAAATGCGTATATAATGTTATGTGAAGTTTCACAAAATTATTGACGTTCGGACTGGAGCGTGCTGAGAGGCACGCTTTTTATTTGGAGGTAATATGCCTTACGCGGGAGTTCCTGCTGGAGAAGCTACTGAGCGCATGGAAAAATGCGTTGCTAAGGTTATGGCAAGTGGAAAACCTAAAGATTCTGCAATAGCAATCTGTCACGATTCTATCGTAGGTAAGAAAACTGCTAAGACATTTTTATATGACACATTAATTGCGTTAGCAAACTTTGTCAAAGAAAAACCCCAAGAAGAGGAAATCATAGAAGAGGGAGAAGTAAAAGACGACAAGAGTGATATGCTTTTGTGGAAAGACAAGTCTGGTAACTGGCGTTGGCTCGCAATTTGGAGCAACAAATACCGAGACTTTGACACTCCACAAGAGATTTTATCTGATGCGGCACACAGAGATTTTGTGCGCGCTATTGACAACAAAGAGTGGCCCATGCCTGAATTATGGCACTGGCATATCCCTGGGACGCGGTGGGGGATAGCCGATTGGGTAGCATACGACGACGAAAAAGGTTTTATTCTAGCAAGCGGAACAATAGACAAAGGTCACGAAAACGAAGCTATCGCTATGAAGAACACTAACGTGCGTATAAAAGTCAGTCACGGTATGCCTGAGTCTGAAATACGCAGAGACGTCAAAGACAACACAATAATCACACGCTATCGCACAGTAGAGATAAGCGACCTTCCGTCAAACCGCGCCGCGAATCAGTTAACGGCTTTTGCTATAAAGTCGAACAAGGAGAAAATAATGGCTATTTCAAGCGAAAAACTACAATACCTGGAGCAGGTAGGTCTTTCCGATGAGGACTTGAAAACTCTCAACTCTACGTTGGAAAACGGCGAAAAGGCCGCTAAAGATTTGGGGCTTGAGAGCAAAGAGAAAGCAGACGATGAGACGGAAGCTCCAGAAACAGGCAATGCAGAAGCCCCGCCTAATACTGAGGATACAAGTACGAAGCAGGGCGCTGAGGTTGAACTTGTTGCTAAGGCCGAAGTTGCCGATGCTTTGACTAAGCTGTCGAATATTGTCGAAGAAAACACAAAGACGCTATTGAAAGAGGTTGAGGAGCTAAAATCCAGCACTGCCTCCCTTATAGAGCGGTTAGAGAAATTAGAAGCTACCGACGGGGAGCGTGTGAGTGATAAGGCTGTCAACACTCCTACTGCGTCGCTGGCTGACCTTATTGCTTTGTCAATAATTGGCAAAGAACAAACTAAGGTAGACGGTAGGACTTCTCTGGCTAAACAAAAGCCAGCCGAACCAGTAGTCGAAAAAGAAGTCTTGCCTGTAGTCGGCATACCATTCCTTGACCAGATGCTTAACGCTCGGTCATAATTTTGTAATAGGAGTTTATAATGAACGATGAAATTTTGACCCAATTAACTGAGGCCATAAATAAGCAAACGCAGGTCTTGAGTGGCATATCCGAAAAAAGCCACGAGAAAGCTCCTGCCACTCACGGAACTTATACTCAGCTTCATGGTCTAGGTGGTATATTTTCCACACCTGGCATTGAACGTGATGTGGTATCGGCACACTTACGCCCTCAGGGCATTTCTTCTATTTTGCCCTTGATTGGTTCTGTAAGCGAAAACCCTCGCTTTGCCTCACTGACAGGTTTCACTGATGTAAGTGGAACTGAAGTAAGCGACGTTTGCGATGATGCCCCTGCTGGCTATATGAAGGGCTGTAACCTTTCCGCTCGCTTTGGCCTAGTACGTTTGGACACTCAGACCATTGACATGTTAGATATTATCCGCAAGGTAAATCGGGGAGACTTCACCGATTTGATGTTACGCGGGCGCGTACTTGGCGGAACTAACTTGACCCCTGGTGTGCCTGGTCAGGAAAACCAGATTGTCAATCTTGTTACACTGAGCGAAATGATTAACACCGCTGTCCAAACAGAACGACGGCTATCTCGCCAGTTATGGCAGGGCGTAATCACTGTTGCTAATGAGTTTATCGGTCTCGATACCTTGATAGCCACTGGTATTGTTGATGCTGATACCAACGTAGCTTGCCCCGCTCTCGATAGCGATGTCAAAAACTTCGCTTATGACTTGGTTGGCGGAACTGGGCGTGATATTGTTGAATATCTGTCCATGCTTGAGTTTTACCTGCATTATAACGCTGAAAACATGGGGTTAATGCCTGTGCAGTGGGTAGTAGCTATGCGGCCTGAGTTGTGGTTTGAGTTGTCTGCGGTATGGCCTTGTTCTTACATGAGCCACCGTTGCAATGATGCTACAACCGTCAATCTTGGCAGTGAAGCTGTCAATATGCGTGATGCTATGCGCGCTGGAATGTATATTGACATTAACGGCAATCGTTATCCAGTTGTAGTAGATACTGGTATCTTTGAACACAACAACATCAATAACGCTAATTGCCGCGCTGGTCAGTATGCTTCGTCTATTTATTTTGTGCCCCTTTCCATCGTGGGTGGCATGCCAGTAACATACCGCGAATATCTTGACTATAAGCAGGCTGATGGCGAAATCCGCAACATCTTCGGCAACAGTTCTGCCTCCGCCGACTTCTGGACTGATAGCGGCGTTTTCAGTTGGGCTGTAACAAAGGATAAGTGGTGCGTCAAGATGCACCTTCGCACGGAACAACGTGTTATCTTGCGAACACCTCAATTAGCTGGTCGTATTGACGCTGTGAAGTACGAACCTCTACAGCATCTACGTGCTCCTGATGTTTCGTCTCCCTATTGGAAAGATGGAGGGGTTAGCGTCAGAGGAACTTCAACAACCTATTTACCAGGCGGAAGCGTGGCAAGATAGGAACAATAGAATATATAATAGCAAAAGAGGCCGATTTACGTCGGCCTCTTTCTATTTAACCATATAGTTGCATCTTTATAGATATAATCTAATATTTTTTTAGTTTTGTCTCTGGTGTAATATTCAAGGTAGTATACATGAGATACTGTATGTTTGAATATGCTTCCGTGTATTATGCCCAATAATTCTATTAATCTATCGTCTATAATCCGTAACAATTTTTTGTCACCAACAATAGATATTCTTGGCTTTGTCTTTGATATGCTTCCGTCTCCATCTATAAAACCTCTCAGCCAGTGCGGGAAATATTCATTTGGTAATTCATTAATTGATAATGGATTTCTTGGTCTCCCAACGCCATATTTTTTCACATCCTCGACAATATCTTTACTAACGATTTCATTTCCACATGACATAAATATTTTGCCGTTTAATTTATGCTCATAAGTTCTTATCGGCTTATTTGTTTCTATGAATTTTCTGAATTTTTCAACATGTTCTCTATCAGAGCTTTTTAATGCAACGACAATTATTGGTCTTGTCTTATGTATGTATCCATCAGCATACAAGAATCCTCCCCAATATGCAGATTGTTCAGTGAAATCCCTAAAAGCGTCATGGTTTATCGTATATAATCTTGCTTTTCCTTCTCTGTCATATTCTACTGGAATGTTATTGTTTTTCAATAGACGCGAGATGGCACTTTTATCTATGTTATATTTTGTGGCAAGTTTTCTACAAGTCCACCCATTTTTATATAAGTCTATTACGTCGAGTTTTTGTTCATCAGTAAGATAAGTATATTTTCTTGTCATATCATTTCTCCTATATATGTATGTTACCATAAATCGGACAATATGTAAACGATAGCGGTGTTATAAATAAATACATCATCTGGCCTCTTTTATGTTATAATATTGACATGAAAAACTACAAATTTGGACGCCTAGAACCTAAAGACCGACAATACGAAATAAAATACGGTATCCGAACTTTGAATTTAGAAACTGTAAGGTCTG